TATATTTCTACCACCTGTAGTCTCTGCTGCAGCTAACTGTTCCATTAACCATTTATGTGTACGTTTATTTGACCATAACATGTGTTTTGTATGATCTATAGATTCGTCTTCTAGCGGTACTTCTAAGTCATGCGCACGATCAACAATAGTCTCCCATGCTTTGTTTTCTAATAAATGATGGTAAAGATCGTCTGGGTGTTGTCTTGATCCAATGACGACCATTCCTGTATGTTCCTCTTTTCTTGACTGTAATGTTGTGGTCCACCAGTTCCTGGTGTTTTCTCTAGCACTTGGCTGCACAGTACTTCCATGATCTTCGATATCGTCTGCGATAATAAGGTCTGCGTCTCTGGAAAGGATCTTACCTCCTTTTCCAATTGCGACAAGAGTTGGCGACTTAATACCAGAGACTGTTCTAGTTGCAACAGTAAATTGACTGGACGACCAACTCTTTCCACCTCTATTAGAAGGTCTAAATCCGTCCCAGTCTCCGTAATCTTGTATGAGTCCTTCATTATTCTCCAAATGATCTAGTACCGCACCTACGGAGTTACGTGCAATGTCTTCGTTACCACCGCACCACATGATACGTATGTTAGGATTTTTACAAATCATGTATACGCAAAAGTGTGTAAGTAGATCTGTCTTACCATGTCTAGGCGGAGACAAGATCATTAACCGCTTACCGTGCTTTATACTATCTAAGATAGCACCAATCCACTTCTTTTGAAAGTCTGGTGTCTCATAATTTTTACCTTGTTCTGTTAAGAAATATTGATCACGAAACTCAACAAAAGAATCTACGTCAGCTTGCAACTCGAAGGGGTCCCCACGCTTTTCGAGCTTTGCTTCTTTTTCTACATCTTCGAGATATGCTGCTACTGCACGTGACACTGTTGATGGACTGCAGCTTAATATGTTTGCTACTTCCTTCTTTGTCTTCTTACCTTCTAAAATGTCGTTAAAAAAATTTTTTTTCTTCATAATGGCGTAGTAATCTCCTCTACGCTTCTGTACATTCTCATCTACAGTCTTTTCTACCTGGATCTCTTTAGTAGGTTTGTTTGCACGCCACGCTCTCTGCCGTGTTCTTTTAGAACACCTCTCACTACAATACTTTTTACGACCTTCTGGTAAGGGGACTAAACAGTTGTCTGCTACGCAGATGGTGATTTTTTCATTATTTGACATATCTATATGCTATAGTGTAGCATATCAGGATAAGCATTGTGGTGTTCCTGCCTACACAAGCACCACAAGATAAGGATTCGTTAATAGGGTTGGCATAGCAGGACCGCCTTAGTCGTGGGTTGAGCCACATTCCTCACATTTTATTTATTAGAGAGAGAGCGCATTTACTGTTACTACACTTAATAAACTGGTTTGGGTTGGGAGTGACACAGGGATCGAACCACCTACTACTAGAACTCGACATATAAAGAGTACAATATATAGTACCACTACATATAGTACCTTTAGACTACACTATATATAGTATACTGTAGACTGGGGGTGATCTGGACAGGGTTAAATGCTTATCCAAATACTCATCTAACCAACGTGGGTTCGACTCCCACCACCTCCACAAATTGCCACATAAACATTGACGTATTCATCTATATTTTCTCCGCGCCGCGATTGAACTATGGGGGTTATATAATCATGTGTATATTGTGCGTGTGGTTGTGTTGCGCGGTGCTGCGGTTTGTAGTCGGTTTGTGTCGTACTGTCTCGATATGCGTTCGACAACTAGAACACCAGGCGCTGCTTTAAAACTTCCAGGCGTACCTGGTTTTAAAATCATGATCTCCAATTATTTTTTTTTGCGGAGATCTAAATCTTTGCGCACGTGATACAAAGAAAAAGCGGACCGAAGTCCGCTCTCTCTCTTCCTGGTTATTAGTACGTTACGCTAAGGGCTGCGTGTCTCCAGGAACTAATTGCTTTTGTAAGTAATGAAGACTAACAAATATGTGATTCGTGTCTTCCTGGTCAACGTGTAAATCTAGGTCACTGTCTAACCAAAGATAATTATTTGATTCCTCGCCGAAGGTCTCAATATAATGCTCTCGTTCTGTGTCATAACAATAATCTAACACGTGTCTAATTGCTGCATAGAGTTCATAATCTAAGCGGATAGTATTCTTGGCTTGATAACCTTTAGCAGCATAACCTGAAACAATCCAGGCAGTGCTAACAATCCACAATAGAATTAGAACACCAACGTAATTAATTTGCATATTCATATCTCCTATTTATTTTTTCCACTAGCTTATTATATTTAACTCTTTGCTCTTCGTCTATAACAATTCTAATTTCTGTATCAAGAATCTGTATAGCTTTACCTACTCCCATGACTTGTTCAGCAATGGTTGTGTCAGCTTTGACTCCTTTGGCAAAATTTAAAAGTAATCTATAAACTTCGTTTCTATCCATTTATATTCCTCTCCACAAATATATTTTTCCGTTTACTTCTGCTCTTTGCATATCTATAAGCATATCGTGGCGCACTGTGGACCAATCAATATAATTATATAATCTATCTGTTTCGCTCACGTCATAGATTTCCATAAACTCATATTCCAGGTGCGTGTTCTGTTCGTCTATGTTGTCGAAGACCTGGACGGAGTCAGCAAATTCTTTGAACTGTTCGCTTGGCTCGTATTGTATGCCGCTACCAAATTGTTGGAACTCATCTTGCATTAAATAAACTTCTTTAAACGCTTTGATGTAGTCAAAATTTGGGACCAGTTGCAGCAGCTCAACATATCCGTATAATTCTTTTGCGGTCATGTACTCACCGCCGCCAAAATCATTATCTTGTATGTGAACTTCATCACCGCCACAAACAAATGGAGTTTTTGCTCTTCTGTGAATCTCTTCCACGTCAAGCGCGCGCTCTATCTGTTCAAGCGTTGTGTCTTTGTTTATTTGGAACCAATAAAAAGTCAAGCGCCCTTGATTATAACAAGCAAGGCAGCCAGGACATATTTCTATAAAGTTCTTTGTCTCTGTTTGTTGTGTCATCTTATCTTATTCCCTTCAAATAATCTCTAAACATTCTTTTTGATTCCTGGATAGAGTAACCAATATAAACTTGCTTTGTTGCGAAGTCTTCCGCGTCATGCAAGATAAGAGCGCCATTAACAACGTTCTTATATACTGATATTTTGTTTGTACTGTGTTTGTCTAATCTTTGGGGATATTCCCATATCATAACAACCTCCTTCTAAATCAATTTTACCTGGATTAATTAAGTAATCAAGAACATAAAAAAAAAGCTGCAACAATTCGGCGCTGCAGCTCTTTTTTATTTTTACTTTAGATATTTATATATCTTTTATTCTTTCCTTTATCTCTTCAATGTCTTCCTCCTGTATATATTCCCATAACGTATCTTTTATTTGTTCGTTCGCAATTCGTAGATCAATTTCTGTTTTCAATCGACCACGCAAAAGTGCGACTTCGTCACGACTTTGTCCTGTAATCTTTACGCCTTTGTATTCAAACAAAATCATAATGTCACTCCTATACATTCTTCGCAGTAATCCATGTCACAATGAGTAAACAAGATAGAGTCAAACTTGTTGTCCGCAGGTGTGTATACGTGGTCAGCTATTTGCAAATCACAAATATTTACGTAAAGCACTACGTACATACCTTCTTTTCTTATCCAGTTGTTTTCTATTGAGACTTTAGTCCAGAACTTACGCGCCTTGTCATACTCTTGTTGTAATATTTTATAGCCACCTATCGCAGCAATAAAACGTACAAGCAATTTAAAGCTATTCATTATTCACACTCTCCTTCTCTACAACTATTGCATACTAATTCATTGCCGCAGCAGTCACAATATGCGTCTTGACATTCGCACATTATTTTAACTCCTTTAACTGACTTACTAATGATTCGTTAATAGTTTCTAATCTATGTATCTCTGTCTCCTGGAGTCTTAACTGTTGTGTAATAGACTTCCATTCCCACATACGATTATTTCTCCAGGACTCATTAGCAAAGTAATATCCAAGCAGCACGCCTGCAATACCGAAGATAAGATGACTTACTACGTTAAAGTGATACTCCATTATTTCTCCTCACATTCATTGCAGCGTGTTAATTGTCCGTCACCTTTGAAGTACATGTTGCACCAGTCACATAAAGTTGCGCCGTCCATTTCGTGACTACCAATGTGTATCAATTCACCAACTTCTTTATTATTTTCTGTTAGTTTTATATCAACAAATGCGTCAATTGGTTCTAGTTCATATCCACTCTCATCTAATTGCAAATTATTTTCAGTTAGCAATTCAGAATAAGTTTGACCTAACAAGATAGGTTCAACGATTACTAATTTTTCGTCACAAAAATTACATTTAAAACTATCCCATAAATTTTTTGGATATTTAAATGTAATTGTACTTGTATATCCGCAAATACAATCCCAATCATCTTCTATCTCAACTTCTAAATGAGTAGTGATTGTTTCAACTTCGTATATTTTCATTATTCCTCCTCCAATTCACTGCGTTGCGGCATTATCCAGGCATGCTTGTTAGTTGCATTGTCAGTGCCGCTGCATGTTTTCTGAAACAATACTGCGTCAGCAAAATTGCCGTCATAGTTGTACATGTATGTAAAGTGGTCATCTTTATTGAAGGTTAAAAATGTCATAACCTTCTTTAGATGTACTGGAGAATACTGTATATGAGTAATTGGTCTGCGCTTGTCAGGTCCAATAGAACCACGTGCGTCACTCCAAAAGTTTCTGAATATGTCTCTTGCACCTTCAATGCCGTCAACTTTATTCAACATTGTGAAGACTCCTGCGTTGTCTATCTCAATACTTACCCAGTCAGTAGTAATCTCTTTGCCGTCAGGCATAGGATACTTTGCGCCAGTTATCTCATCTGTAATAACACGCGGCTGCAGTATCTGTGTGTGTCCTTCCAATCTAAGATACATGTGTCCGTCCAGTTGTTCTTTGTTGTAGTGTTTATTTATTTCTACTACATCAGTATTGAACTCTTGAACATCAACACTTGCATATACTCTGTCAACGTATTTCAGTAATGGTTGGGGATCATTTTTCTGATACTGCGCCATAACTGAATCGTCTTTACAAAACTCTGTTATACCAAGAACATAACTGTCTGTTGTCCAGGCATACCATACGTTTTGTTGTACAACAAAATATAATCTATTCAATTTATTAGTTGAATGAAATGTTTTCTTGCTGCTTGCTAGCGTTGTCATATTTTTAAGCAGCTTTAAATCTGCTAAGGTAATAGGAACTCTAACCTGTAATTTGCCGTCATGAATATCTAGTTTATCCATACAACTCCTTTCCACTATTAAATTTAGTTTATAAGAGTTATCTAGTCAAGTTTTTATTCCAACGATTGTTTCTAATTATCTTTTTCCTGGAGTCATCTGATTCGCAGGGTAGTCCGTCAATGTGGTGCATAAATTTTTCTTTGCATACTAAACATGGTTCATGTCTGTTGTATTCAAATTCAACACGCGCCATTAAAGATTGCAGCGCAAGTGCAGTTGTGCGCGCAGCTTTGTCTATATCCTGCGTACGACTCACGGCAATTGTTTCCAGAAGGGATCATCATAAAAACTATTTCCGATTTTAGATTCAACGATCTCGACAAAAGTATCAAGAGTTAAACAAACTATGATTGGTACACCATCTGGCTGCCGCCGACTCTTGTCAGTTTTTACCAGGCGTTTCCATACCAGTGCTGTAAATTGCGACTTCGACTTCTTTATAGATTTAGCAAGCTCACGTGTAACATTAAGTGATTGTCTTGCCTTACACTCAATGAAAAAGTCTTGACCATTCCAATTAAATAGTACATCTCCCTTGTCATTGATACCACCTTCCGCAATCCTAGAACCATTCAACATTTTTGCTACGAATGTCTCTAGCTTTGTACCCTGTTGTTTTTGTTTTGAC